GAGTAGGGGAGCTGACAATTCCACCCTCGGCCATGCGCGGAATGCCACCGCGTCCAGGTGTTGGTCGTGTTGGCTCGGTACCGCCAGAAATGAGGTTTGACAAGTTTGGCAATCCTTCAAGAATGTTTGCCACGTTGCCAACAATTGGCATGGCTAGTCCGCCAAGGATTCGTGCTGCAAGACCACCAATGCTGTTAATTCGCTCAGCTGCATCTACAAGTTTGTTAAACGCAACAGCCAATCCGATTACCGCGGCTGTCGCCAAAATAAAAGGATTAGTAGCCAAAGCAATGTTTAACGCAACTACGGCGGCGGCAATTGCGCCGATGGTCATAGCAATTCGAGTAAACACTTCTGGGTTTTTTTGTGCCCAATCAGCAAACTTTTGCATATAAGGCAAAACTTCCTCAAGCACAGGCAAAAACGCAGCGCCAATTCCTTCTTTAGTTTCGGCAATTGAATTCTTAAAGATCGCCATTTTTCCTGCAGCGGTTTCAGCGTTTTTTGCTACTGCGCCACCAAAGGTTCCACCTAGCACATCCATGACTTGCTCAAGGGTTGCGCCTTCTTTAATCATTGTTGCCATTTCTGGGCTTAATGATCGCAGCGCCTTAAAGTTGCCTTGATATGCCTTGGCTAATGCATCGGCGACCGTCGTGCTGTCCATCTGTAGCGCCGTGCTGATATCCATGACAAGGTTCATGTCTTTCATGGCAAGGTCAACATCTTTGGTACCGCGCACAAGTGCCTCAAGCGATTTGCGATATTCGGTGTCAGCAATGCCAGACGCTCGAGACATTGCGCTAATTTGTTCCTCAACTTGAGCGGTCTGTGCTTTGCCCGCGCCAGTCACATTCTGCAAAGTAAGCGCTAAAGCCGCCTGCTCCTGCTGGTCTTCCATTGCTGCACGTGTAGCATCACCTAGCGCAACGGCTAAACCGCCAAGCGCCGCAGCTGCTGGGACTGCAGCCTTCTTAATAGCGAATTGCGCTTTATCCGACGTTTTTTCTAGTTGGCGAAATTGGGCAATGGCTTTTTTGACGCCCGTGTCCGTGAACTCTGAAATTATCGGGATATTAATTGCCATTACGCGGTCTCTCTGTTCGCTTCATCCATGACGCGCTTGACCAGTTGCTCCATCTCGGACATGACATCAGTTTGGCGTTGCTCGTATGCTTTCCACATTACTCGCGAACGACTGCCATAGCGTGCAGTTAGCGCGCGACCCAATGAGCCAGCCATGGACGTGTCAAACATTGTGCCGGTAGCACCCTTCCATTGAATGCTAAATGTGCCGACATTTGTAGTGTTTCCTTGGTATTCCTTGACTGCTCGAGTATTGATCTTGGCTGCAATCTTTTGCTTCATACCAGGCACCCACGGCAACAGCTGAAACCCTGACCGTGTTTTCCAATTGCGCGACATACCCGACAAAGGGACGCCACTAGGAACAAGAGCATTGGCATCGTCAATTACAGGTTTAACAATGCGTTTGTAATCCTTGGTGATTTCACGGCGCAAAGACTTGTCAATCTTGTTTAGGGTCTTTAAAGCATCCTTAAGCCCGACGACCTCAATCTTTGCCGATACTCCCGCCACGTCATCTCCGTTTTTTATTTGCCTCGTTAAGCACTTTAATGACAGTTGCCAAGTCCCGTGAGTCAAACGCAATGTCGCTAGGCCACCAACCGACCGCGACCAACACTTCTGCTAGCTGGCGGCGGTAGGTGCCGCGTCCGTAGGGTTTGGGTCGGTCTCATCCAATACGTGACTAATTTCCATTTCTGGATTTTGTTTAAGCCATTCGCTCCAAGTATCTGGCAACTGTTCCCCGCGCATTTTTAGGATGTAATACATCCAAGCGACAATGTCGCCAGTTTTGTAGTCATTTGCCAAATTGCCAACGCGACCGCGGTCGTGCTTTTCCCATTCGGTGATTACAAACAAATTTGTGTAGTAATACTCAATTGCGCTGTCAGGCGTGCGCTTTATTTGCAACTTGATTTTCATTTGTTCTCCTATGTCGGCTTGGAGCCGTTAGTTACGGTGTGACGTCAACGCTAAAAGTTCCGCCTTGAAACTCGATATCCCATTGTGACAACTCGCCAAGAGTTGCATTGATTACAGGAATTGATGCAAGGTAGGTGTCAGTCAAAATGAAGCCAGGGTTTGTTGCGCCGTCTGCAGATGCAGTTGGGTTTACTTTTACAACGCACTTAGTGCCGAGCAATGGGTACAAAGTTGCGTAAGTCTGACTTGCAGCAAATGATGCAAACACGGTCAGGGTCAAACTATTTGAAAAGAGGCCTGAGGTCATGGTGCGGGATGTCTGGCCAAATGCCGTATCTTCAAGAGCTTCCGCAGTAACCGTCAAGGTTGCTGCAACGGTGTCATCGCTAATATCCGCAATGGTGCCGATAGCAGCTCCGACTTGGACTTTTGGATTCGAGAGGTAAGTTGATGCTGGCATGTTTGCTCCTTAAGTTCTGATCTGATAGTAGATGATTTGTATTCGGTAGTTGTGGATTATGCGGTCTGGGCTTCTATCGCGCAATCAAGGTCGTAACACGGGTACAACGCGCCACCGATCTCAAGGCTTGACGGACGGCCAGCCATCAAAATAATCGGCGAGGCAAGCACGGTTGCCACGATGCTCAAGATTGATCGAAGCACCGGCAGACCTGCAGGGCCAGAGCCAATGACCTTGATCGGAAACTCAAGGCGCACAATGTTGCCGTTGCCAGCGAACGTGGTGAAGTTTGGCGCGTCAAGGTAGACGCAATTAGGTGCAAGTTTTGTTGGGTCGTTTACAACACGCAGACCAGAGACCGCGGTCAGCGTTGCTGTGACGTCATCAATCGCTTCGTTAAACAGGTCGGTGTAAGACATCAGGCAACCGCTGGACGAGGGATGCCAAGCAGCTGCTTGACGATCGGGGTCAGGTTTTGCTGTGGTGCCGAACCCATGCCGTCGAACGTGGCGTAGGTTGCCTCTATTGACCCTCTAGAGCGCCACAGAGCGGCGCAATACATCAAAGTGCCCAATGTTGCATCGCCACCTGGTGAAGTCGTTAGGGAGTCAATATACGAGGACTCCTGCCTTCTGCGATAACAGAACTGATTGCCAGCCGACACCGATTGCGTAAGCAACGTGTAATCGTCTGACGGGTTAGGAATGTTGATGCCCAAGTATGTCGCAACTTGCGCAGCTGTCACCCACGTGCAAACAGGGTCATACGAGACGGTGCCAGACGCGGCGGTGCGCTCAACATTGGTAGCGGTTTTAGCGTAAAGCACCTGATCTGCAATCGGCATCTGGTAGTCGTAAAGCAGATCGCCTTCGGTGTCAACGCCAATAAACAAATACTGTGGCAATGCGCGCACAGAGTAAGTTCCGTTAAATGTGGCGTCAACGCCTGCGACCGTGATTGACTGGCCGACTGCAATCTCGCTGGGGGTCAGGAGTTGCAGTACGGCAAAGTCATCAATCAGATACTTGTTGGTAACTGTGTATGTTGCCATGAGCGGATGCTCCGCTCTCGACTAGGCGATTGCGATTGACTTAACCTGATCGCCGTCTGCGATGAAGGTTGAGACGTAGCCGTAGTAGGAGAATGTGCGACCCAAGGTTGCAGGTACTTCTACTGACATGATTCCACGAACTTGCTCGTAGAATTCTATCGCAGATCCGCGTGCTACAACCATGGTGTTATCGGCAAATGCGCGGTCAACGACCAAGTTCAAGCCCAATGGGTTAAACGTGTTCATTTGTGTTACGCCGCCTGTGCCGAGTCCGTTGATGCCCATGAGTCCTGCTGCGCCGGTGTATGGGAAAATTGGTCGCTTGTCTCCGTCCAACTGACTGCCCATTTTTTTCCATACGTCTGGACTGACGAAAATGTGGTCAGGCAGGAAGTTGGTTGCGGTGAGGATGTCGGTTGCTGCGTCGTACAATGCTGCGATCAACGATGTTGGGTTGTCAGCTGTAACTGTCCAGGTTGAACCTGATGCGGTGTCGCCTGCGAGGATTGCGTTACATGCGACTGCGTCTGATTGCAACATGTATTGGCCTGCGAGGTCTCGCAAAATGATTTCCATTGCTGCAGGTGAAGTGAAGTCGATGTCTTGTACTGACAAAGTAACTTGACCGGCAAGCGTGGTCTTGGTAACAACATTTGACGCGATTACTGGCGTAGTTGCTGATGCTGAACCAAGTTCTGATTGTGAACCTACTGAGGTGTGGGTCGTCCAAGTTGGGCGAATCCATGTCTTTGATTGTCCGCCGTCTGGCATTGCGCGAGCGCCAACTGCCGTAACTACTGGACGGATGTAGTTCAAGTCATCAAATACTGGCCCGAGGACTGGTACTGGCAAAAGACCAGGTGTGTCCGTGGTCAGTACATCGCCTGCAGCTGCTTGAAGTGCTGACTGCTTTGAGATTGCGAACTCGCGTGCGGCTGCTGCAACATTGCGGAAAGTTTCTCCGCCAATGTGCATTGCTGCGAGGTATTCGCCTGGTGTTGGCAAATCAAATTTGCGCTTGGCCTGTGCATAAATTGGTGCAGTAGGGATGGTTGCCTCAACTGCGGTTTCGTTTACTTCGGACATTTCTGGTTTCTCCTCTACTGGGGTTACTTCTTCATTTAACACTACTTCTTCGGGCTCTTGGTGGATACTCGCTGCAACTTTGGTGATGTTTGCGGCATCGCCAAAAGCGCCAATCGGGACTAGCGACAATTCCATCCAGTCGGCTGACTCAATGATCATTGTGCCTTCTTCGTCATACGAAAACTTGGTCGGATTTACGCCAACGGATACTTGGTCAATCGTGCCGTCAATGGCCATAACAAGGGCATCGTTACCAAGGCTGGTGGCGCTGATCTTGGCGCTGAACATCATGCCTTCTTCGGTTTCTGCGCGCTCCGTGACAACGCCTACTGGCATAGAGGCATCGTGGTACATGAACAGGCGCGGTGCTTTGCCCTCGACTGGCAATGAGCCTGGGCGGAAGATTACAGCTGTGCCGTCCGAGACTGTTGCCGGCACGTTGTATGGGACAGCTACTCCGCTGATCGTGCGTCGTGGTGCGTCGCCTTTAGCGGCGTCAAGCGTAAAATCGCCTGCAATTAACTTAATCATCGTGCTAACTCCTCTTGTGTGTTTTCTCTTACAACTACTTCTTCATCGTCCATGCGATCGGCCATAAAGTTTTCTTCTAGGTATTCATCTGCATCAAACTCAACATAGGTTCCGCGCGGTAGCACGTTGTCCATTGATAACGCGCCAGCGATTGCATCTGCATACAACTTGACACCGAACAAGTAAAGATCGGCGCGTGCCTGCTGTGATGACTGGTACGAGTAAGCGCCAGTCGCAACGCCCACCAAATACGGCGGAACATTTGCCAGACGTGACATTTCAAGCGCCTGATATTGCGATGCTTCAATTAACAGCATCTTGTCTGGGGTGCTGTTTGTTTCCGTGTATGTCAAATACTCGTTAAGCGCGGCGGTTTGGTTGGTTGCTCGAGCGGCATTAAACGCGCTAGCCAAATCAGCCAATTCTTGCGCGCTCAACGGCTCGCCACCTGTCTGTTTGAGTACGCCGGCAGGGATGCTTGACGATGCGTTGCGATTGCGAGCTGCTTCAAGTTTTAGCGCGGTTTCAATTGCGCCAGGTGCGGAATAAATCATTCCTTGCGCTGGCGACAAGAATTGCACAAGGTTTACAGGGTCAAGCATGCCACCGTTGAAATACACTTCTTTGGACGGAGCAAACCACACAGGGCCAACCATGTCGGTCGTAGTAATTGATCCTGCTGGCAGTCGAGTAAACGTGGCAGGGTAGCCGTCAGCGGTGCGCGATGTGATGTACCAAAACGCTCTGCCAAACATCATGAGGTCATCAAGTGTCCAACTAAAGAGAAATTGTGCGGACACGGTTGGGTCTGGTCGGCGCATCCATGAACGTGGCGCAATGTAAATGCGTTCCATTTTTTCGCCGTTCCAAAACTCGTTGTATGAGCGCAATGGCATTGAGCCAATTACTGATGCCATTAAATCTCGAGCGCGGTTAATCGTTGGAACGCTGATCGCGCGATTGCGCGCTTCGCCTTCTTGGTAACTGTAATACTGGCCGATCATGCTTACGCCTTGCGCGTTACTTGTGTAACCGCCAGCGACCGCAGCTGCCACGCTAGGCGCTGGGCTTATTGCTGCTTTACGGGTTTTGTTAAAGATCGCCATGTTCCTACTTTGTCATATAAGTGGCAACCGCGCATGACTTATCCGATTCCGACAAAAGGCAAGGTGCGCGGTCGCCGCGTTTATCTTAGTTATTTACCGCGACAAGCATGGGCTTTCCGCTGTTGACTGGACGGGCACACATGCCAATTCCCCAGACCATTGTGCGCGCTAACTCAATCGGGCCAGGTGATCGTTTGCTTGATAGCACGATCGTGTTGTCGGTGCGAACGGCAACAGCGCGCTGGACATGTTCGGCTAACAGTTTTTCGCCTGTGTGCAGTAGGCGTGCTTCGGCGATCATGTTTTTGGCAAGCGGTGTAAACCGTCCTAATTCTGCGTAGCCAACCACGACCCTGCGGCGCTCGATGTTCGGTGGGCATGTGGCGTCCACGGTCGGCGACAGGGCAAACCTGATCGTGGGGTCTTTGGCTAGTTCCTGCACGTTTTCCCACAGCTCTGTGATTGACTCGGCGATAAACGCCACGGTGACAAGCACCCGACCGTCTGACAGGTTGACGCATCTAGTCGCGCTGTACCGGGAGTCATCCAGCGAAGACTCAATTGCCACGACCCCACCGCTAGGTATGTCACCTGTGTATTCCAATGACGGCCAACGCCCAGGCTCAATCCATCCGCGCACAACACTCACCCAAAGGTTTAGGGATGCGCGCAAGAACGATGCCCGATCGGGGTTGGTTGACTCTTGCCTGATGGTGTCCATGTCCAACGTGTAACCGAGTGCAGGATTACCCCACGCCCATGACGCTGGGTGCAGCGGGTCAAGGCTTGGGTCGGGCGACCATTCCGCCATGTACATCGTGGACGGCTCACCCTTGTCAATGGCTCGAATACCAGCCTCACGCCAACGCTGAAACAAGACTGATTCTTCGGTGCCGGCAGTACTAAAGAAACAGGCAAGAGGGTTTTTGCGTGCGCGCTGTGCCGGCAAGAGTCCGCCTTCAACCGAGTCGGGGTTGACGTCAAAGAGTTCGTCAACGATCACTAGGTCAATGCTCATACCGTGACCTTGGTTTGGCTTTAATGCTTTGACCCACCACTTGCTGCCGTCTGGCATGGTGGCCTGATAACGGCCGTAAGACTTGACAATCTTGGCGCCGTAATACTCCTCAAGGATTGGTGACAGATCATCAAACAACAAACACGCAAGATCGAGTCTGTGCGCGCCAGATACGACAGTTTGTTTAGTGCCACGTATCTTTGGCATCTCAACTAACCAAGCGAGAATTAGCGCCATGATCACAGTCGTTTTTCCATTTTGGCGCGCCACCGAACAGAGCGTTGAACGATGAACAAAGTGATTGTTCTCATCTACTGCAAGCATTTTTTCAAGTATGTGTTTTTGCCACGGCATGAGCGTCACGCCAAGAACCTTCTGGGCCATGTCCCCCACAAGTCCCCCGAATGAACTGACGTAGTCCGGGCTAATCGTTTCCAGTCTCGGCCGATCATGGTTGGTTGGCGCTGGTTCAGGCTGGTTCGGGCTGGTGGCGACAAAATGATGGA